TTGGGCGTGGACGTGACGACCGTCAGTGAGACGGAGGCCGGGGGGAGGTGCCCGGTCCATCATCTGGTGACTGGACGTGAAGACCGCAGCCCGTCGTGGTCCATGAGCCTCGATACGGGTCTGTGGATTTGCTACTCGTGCGGGGCCCGTGGGAACCTGCCCCAGTTGGTGTCCCAGATGACCGACGACCCAGACGCCATCAACGCTGTCCAGACGTTTCTCGTGGAGAGCGGGCTGGACCGGCTCCAGCAGTCCATCACGCCAGATGAAGATGTCACGACCCGGCCCACCCCGGACATGGACACGTTTCGTCGGTTCACCGAGGTTCCCGAACAGTTGCTGCGCCATCGTGGCCTTGACCCGGACACAACGTTCCGGTACGGCGTGAGGTGGGACGCCGAAGAGCGGCGCTGGATCATCCCCATCGTCGCCCCCAACGGGGACCTCTGGGGCTGGCAGGCCAAGGCCAAGGGGTACTTCCGCAACGTCCCGACCGGGGTCACCAAGTCCCACACCCTCTTCGGACTGGGGCAGTGCCGCACGCCCACGGTCCTGCTGGTTGAGTCCCCGCTGGACGTGATTCGTATTGCCTCCATGAGGCTCGGGTATCAGATGTGTGCGGTGGCCTCGTACGGGTCCCACGTCAGTGCGGAGCAACTCAAGTTGTTGGTCGAAAAGGCTGATAAACTGGTTATTGCGCTTGACAACGACGAGTCAGGAATCTGTGGCGCTGAGCGGGTCTCTCGGAACTGCCCGAGGCCCCGCAACGGCATCGAGTTCCTGCGATACGAACATACGACAGCGAAGGACATTGGCGACATGACGTACGACGAGATCGTGGAGGCCGTGACCGGTGCCTCCCTCATTCCGTGGTGGCTGTGATGGGCTTCACGGGAACCCTCTATCCGTTTCAGGAAGAGGCACACGAGGCTATGGCCGAGCGTGGGACCATGATGCTCTGCATGGTCATGGGCGCTGGCAAGACCCCCACCACCATCGCCACCCTTGAGACCCTGTTCGAACAGGACGACATCGGCAGGGTCCTCGTTGTGGTCCCCTCCTCACTCAAGTACCAGTGGCTCTCGGAGATCAACAAGTTCTCCAAGTCTCGTGCCATCGTCATCGACGGCCCCCCCAAGGCCCGTGAGGTTCTGTGGCGGGCTGCCGTGTCCTGCCGGTACGTCATCACCAACGTGGAGATGCTCCAGAAGGACAGGCACCTCCTTGAGCGCCTCCGCATGGACGCCGTGGTCGTTGATGAAGCCACGATGATCAAGTCCCGTGTTGCCAAGCGCTCCAAGTTCTTGAAGCGCCTTGGCAAGAGTGTGCCCTATCGTTTCGCCTTGACCGGACAGCCCATCGAGAACCGCCCTGAGGAACTGTTCTCCATCATGGAGTTCGTGGACCCCGACGTGCTGGGCCGCTTCGACAGGTTCGACCGGACGTTCATCGTCCGTGACCGTTGGGGCAAGCCTGTGCGCTACCGCAACCTCAACACGCTCCATGACAGCCTGTCCGAGGTGATGATCCGTAAGACCCGGGAGGACATTCAGGACCAGTTGCCTGATCTGATAACCAAGGTCGTGCCGGTCCCCTTCGACGTGTCCGGGGCCAAGGTGTACCGACAGATCGCTGACGACCTGCTCAAGAAGATCAATGCTGCCATCGGTAAGATGGGCCGGGGCTTCGACCTGTGGAGGCACTACAACGCCGCTGGCGGTGATGACGTGCAGGGCGAGATCATGTCCCGCATGACGGTCCTCCGCATGCTGTGCGACAACCCGGAACTGGTGCGTGCCTCGGCCACCCTCTACGAGGACTCCACCTCCAGCGGGAGCGCTTACGCCAAGAGGATCGTGGATGCGGGATGGCTTGACACCACCACGCGGCGGCCCAAGTTGGAGGCGGTGGGGGAGTACGTGACGGACATCCTCAACGAGGACCCGTCAAACAAGGTCGTCATCTTCTCGTTCTTCAAGCAGAACCTGCGCCTCCTACAGGAAGCGTTTACGGGTAAGGTGGACAGTGTTCTCTTCACTGGAGACATGTCGGCCCAGCAGAAGGACAACGCCAAGAGGAGTTTCGCCAACGACTCTGGGGTGAGGTTGTTCCTGTCCTCCGACGCCGGAGGTTACGGAGTGGACCTACCCATGGCCAACCACCTGATCTCCTACGACCTGCCGTGGTCGGCCGGGAAGTTGGACCAGCGGGAATCTCGCATCATCCGCTTGTCATCCGAGTTCCCGCATGTTACGGTGACCTCGTTCGTGATGAAGGGCAGCATTGAGGAGCGCCAGTACGACATGCTTCAGGAGAAGAGGCACATCAACCGGGCGTTCATTGACAAGGGCTACGATGCCCACGGGCAGTACGAGATCACGCTAGGCTCCCTCTCGGACTTCCTGTCTATCTCGGAGGTGTAGACGTGGACGAGGTGTACGTGCAGCGGCTGGTACAGGAGTACCGGGGCGCCAAGGACATGGCAGACGCCGCTCGTGAGCGGTCCGACAAGTTGAAGAAGGAACTGGCCGGGCTCGTGGACGAGCACGGGTACACCGATCACAACGGCCACAGGTGGCTGGAGGTCGGGGACGAGAGGCTCAAGCGAGAGCGCCGTCTGTCCAAGACCTTCTCCCGTGAGCGTGCCGAGGAGTGGGCCCGGGCCGCTGGTCGTTGGGAAGAAGTGATGGATGTCGTGGAGGTCTTGAGCGAGGACAAGGTGCTCGCTCTGGCGTGGGACGACCCCGACGTGCGTGACGTGGTGGACGGCTTCTACGTGGAGCGTGAGGTCTGGGCGTTCAAGGCATGAACCATCGTAACTACTTCCAGCACCTCCTCAGCCGGGACCACGCTGACCTGCTTGAGGACGACGAGACTGAGGAGAAGGACTATCCGGGGGGGACCCCCCCTAGGAACCGGGAAGATAGCCCTATTCCGACCACCCCACTGGACGAGGTGATCGCTGCCGCCAAGGTTCGACGGTACCGTGTCAATGGGGAACTGCGTGAGTTCTACACCATCGGAGAGTTGGCGAGGCTCCTGAACAGGAAGCCCGTGACGATCCGCATGTGGGAGCGCCGGGGATGGATTCCCCACGCCAACTACCGGACGCCGCCGCCCAAAGGGGATTCTCAGATTCCCGGGGTTGCGCCGAAGGGGAATCGCCTGTACAGTCCCATGCAGGTCCGGTTCCTGATCATGGCCGTTGAGGAGTACAGCCTCAACGACCAAGGGAAGGCCGACTGGGTCGGCTTTAAGCAACACACTGCGGCTAACTGGCCGCTGTGACGAGAGAAGAGAGCAGGCATATGCCCATCGACTACAACGAGCCCGCTGAGGGCACGACCATGACCGACGACCCCCCTGCGGCCCGCAAGGTCATCCGTTCCGGCTGGGGTGCCGTGGACAGCATCAAGCAGGAGGACTCCAACTATGCGGTCCGCCTCAAGACCGGCCCCGACCCGGTCATCATCAAGTTCCTTGACGACGCCCCCTACGCCTCGTGGCGGCAGCATTGGGTCACTCGGCCCGGGCAGAAGTCCTTCGTGTGCCGTGACGGCATGGACTCCAACGGCTGCCCCCTTTGCGATTCGGGGAACCGCCCCCGTCCCCTGTTCGCCTTCAACGTGGTCCTGCTGGAGCGGGGCGAGGAGCCTGCTCTCCGCTCGTACGAGGCCGGGACCCGGGTCATCGCCACCCTGAGGAACTTCAACGAGGACGAGCGTCAGGGCCCCCTGTCGAAGCACTACTGGGCCGTCAGCCGCTCCGGCACCGGCCCGCAGACCCAGTACAACCACCTCCTCATCAAGGAGCGGGACCTCAAGGAGGAGTGGAGCGTTGCGCCCCTCAGCCCCGAGGCCCTTGATGCGAGCCTCTCCAAGCGGTACGACTCCGACATCATCCGCATCAACACCTACGAGGAACTGGCTGCCATTGTCACGGAGGACACCAGCGCCATCTGATCGGACGAGCGAGGGCCGGAAGGGGTCTCCACATTGAATACCGGCCCTCGCTTCGTCTCCTCCGTGGAGGAACTGTCCGACATCGTGTCGGACATCCAGTCCGTGGGAGCCTTCGCCTTCGACGTGGAGACCATGGGCGTCCTCAGCCACCACCCTGACCTTGAGGAGATGGTGGACCGCCAGACGGAGTCGCACGTGGCGACCTTGAAGAGCACCTCCGACGCCATCACGGACAGGGCCCGGGACACCCGGGCTCAGGCTATGCAGAAGAGTATCGCTCTCGATCCTCACCGCAACGAGGT